GATCGTTCGTCCTTACGAATGGACGGTCAATGAAAAGAGCGGGATCAAAGCATATCTGCAGAGCATTTACGTTACCATCGAAGAAGATGCTTTGGAGATGAAGTATTCCGAGCTCGACCAAGCATAATGATCAGTAAAAATCGAGACGAATAGGACTTATCTTGGAAAATACGAGTATTACCACCAAGTACGTGCGTAAGCCTCTATTCGTGGATGCCGTTCAGGTAACTGAGCAGAATTTTGCTGACATCGCTCGATGGTGTTTTGGTGAAATTGGCAATATTGACGAATCGCCTGTTGATCGGTCGGCACCCATTCAGCCCACCAAACAGTATATTCACGTGCGAGTCCATAATCCTAAGAATCCGCGACAGACTAAGGCCTTTGTGGGAGATTGGATTCTCTACACAGAACGTGGATACAAAGTCTACACGACCAAAGCTTTCCAAGCCAATTTCGATCTAGTGGACGAAGAGCATGAAGTTACCAAAGAGTACAAAGATGAGGATGAGCATGGCTCATTCATTAACCGCTAATTGATACGACTATAGGAGGCGCTTATGGAGGAGCCGAAAGGTAAGTCGTTTGTCAAAGTTTGCCAGGAGTTTTTCTCCGCGGGCAAGTACGGCCGCAAGGTGGAGATTGCAGAGTTCAAGGCACTCACCAACGTTGATAAGATCGAGTTGAGTGAGATGCTCAATTCAGCTGGCTACAACCATGAGCCGTACGTGGGAAAGGTTGCCCAGTAGACCAGTTGGGGCTCTGAGTGGGAGCTACTTCCCCCGAGATAGCTCTGCAACCTGGACGCCACAGCGGGGAGTGTCTGTCTTAGGGGCCGCCCAGGGGCAGACAGCTTAGAGTCCTCTAAACAGGAGGACTTTTTGACAGCAGTACTGACAGCACTGGTTATAGCAGTTACACCGCAGACTGATCATCGCTGGCAAGTCGTACGACCTTACAACGCCAAGTTAGAACGAATGGCAATGTGTGAATCGACGAAGAGATGGCATCTGAACACGGGTAACGGATTTTACGGTGGTCTGCAGTTTGACCTGTCAACTTGGAGGTCGGTAAGGGGAAGAGGTTATCCCCATCGTAATAGTCGATTAGAGCAAAAATTTAGAGCAGTCAAACTAATCAAGAGGCGAGGATATGCGCCTTGGCCCAGATGCGGAAGTGCCTAAAATTACCATTAATGAAATGTGGAGTATAAGCGATAAGTGGTGGCTTCCAAAAGAGCAACAAATTCTTCGTGAATACGCTGATGTAGACTGGAATGGGCGTAGACTGATATTTGCTCGAGAGGCGCCCGATACAATTTGGAGGATTACTAAAATATGAGACAGATGCATTGTGATGGCTGCGGATATTCGGAAGCGGATGATCTAGCGACAGCGAAACGAAAGATCATTCCGGTGACGATCCGACTCGAAAATGATCCGCGCTGGCCTGAAGGTACAGATAAAAAAGAGGCCGATCTGTGTCCGAGTTGTATCGGCCTACTGTTGCACACCTACTTCAAAGTACCTATGTCCGATCGACTTGAGCTTGAGGTACCAACCTTTCTCGGTGTCGACGAGCTCGAGCCGATAGCTAGCAGACGCGCAGAGTAGGAGGTAGCGTGACCTGGCCATGGGTGGCATTATTTACCAGCTTATGGTGGGGTTTCATCGTTCTGATACTCGGTTTCGCTTGGTTGGATAGGAGGGGGAATGCCCGTTCGTAAAGTGAAGGGCGGCTACCAGTACGGTAGCAGTGGTAAAGTGTACCACGGTAAGGGAGCAAAATCTCGAGCTAAGAGACAAAGTCGAGCGATCAAAGCTAATCAGAACAAAAAGAAATGACCACACTAGTAGTGATTCTGATTATCGTCTTGTTGTTGGCAATTTGGTGGGTAGCGAAGCGAGATGATAAACGATGAACGGACCGAAGTACAATCTACCTGGTCTAGCAACGGTGGTACTTGCTGTTGTTGCAGTTATTGCACTAATTCATTTTTGGTAGATCGCAGGAAAAACATGCCTTATAGTGAGAAGACAGAAGTTATTATTGAATCCCCTCTATAATACTACTGTTTTCTCTTTTTATTTTTATCGTCCATAGACAAGGAGAACCCAGTATGACGAAGTACCTAGGGGTCTTCGTACTGGCTGCGGTGCTGCTCAGCGGCTCGCTCGCCAGTGCGAGTACCACGCGTTCGAAAGCTGCGCCCGTTCCTCGAGTTGGTGGATCGGCTCAGATTGGGCCGGTTTGTTGGCAGAAGAACGGTGTTCATGTTCAGACAGATCAGGGAACCATGACCCTTGGTGGCATGGCCCGCTTCATCAAGCTGAATCAGAAGTGCATCAATCGCGGCGAAGTTCGGCGTTACATCAAGGTGCCGATTCGAATCAAGATCAGCCGTAAGAACTTTGTCGGTCCTCCTGGTCCCGCTGGTGCTAAGGGCGACAAGGGTGACAAGGGTGATACCGGTGCGCAGGGTATCGCCGGAGCAATTGGTGCCACTGGACCTCGTGGTCTTCCTGGCCTGACGGGTGCAGTTGGTCCGATGGGTCCGACTGGTGCTCAGGGCCCGAAGGGTGACAAGGGTGATACTGGAGCAACTGGCGCTACGGGAGCTACTGGTCCTGCCGGTGCTCAGGGTCCTGCTGGCCCCGCTGGTCCTCAGGGACTGAAGGGCGATACCGGTGCTACTGGTGCCGTTGGTCCTGCTGGTGCTAAGGGTGATACCGGAGCAACTGGTGCCGCTGGTCCCGCTGGGCCTGCTGGTCCAAAGGGTGATACCGGTGCTGTTGGTCCGGCTGGACCTGCCGGGCCTGCTGGTCCTACTGGCCCTCAGGGTCCGAAGGGTGATGCAGGTATCGGTGGCCTGATTGGCGTGAGTGGTGGCGTAGCGACCGGAGACAAGAAGTTCTCCGTTCTCTGCCCGCTGAACACGGCAACGCCCGACCCGACCGATCGGCTCGAAGCCATCTCTGGCGGTTTCAACATCCAGGGATCGGTTACAGCCGACTTCATGTCTGATGCTGCCGGTAACGTTGCAATCGGTGCAGTCAAGCATGAAGGCTGGACGGTTGTTCAGACCTCGGGGAACGATCTCTCGGGATTTGTCTACGTCTGGTGCGCGCCGGTTAGCGCGTAACAACTACACGGGGACATTTACCTCATAGTCTTAGTCCCAAGATTTCATTCTATGAGGAATTTTTTTTCCAATTAAGGAGTCAAGATATGCTGAGCGAAATGGATCTTCTCGAACTTGCGATCATCGTTGTGGTCCCGATCTTCGCCTTGATCCTGGGAATCTTTCTCGGAATTGACATGTACCGGCTGGGTTGGTGGTGGGGAGCGTGATCCTAGGGCTCGACATCCTCCTCGCCCCATCAGGAATTTCTTTGATAATCCTGATCGCGGTAGTGTTGTTTGGCTTGGATCGGATCGACGAGTGGCGTAAACGAGAAGAACGCAAGGAAGGATTGCTGTTGAAGCTGGTCGAGAAAGACAAAGATTCACCAGACAAAGCAGCGTAAAGACTCTCTGAGTCCTGGACCCGTTAGGGACGGGAGAGCTCACTCAGAGATAGGGCGAGGTATCTCAGCCTTCCGGCGATTACCGGTGGGACCACCTGAGGTACCTCGCCTGCCGGTTATTTAATTTCGAAAGGAGTAGCTGGCGGACTCAAATTTGTTGGTGCGGCACTGCGGCACAGTCTAGCTACGAGAGGAAACTGTGCGTTATTTCGTAAGTACACTCTTGACTGGAGTCGTAATGCTGGCGGTTTTTGTTGGTACCGCCGGTGCAGTTACACCCTCATGTCCTGCTGATGATGGCGGCCAATGCATCAACACTTGGCGCGCCAACCAGCCAATGTCGTTGCCCGATACTGGCGATGTACTTGAAGCAGGTTGGACCGGGACGACTAGATATTGGCACAGCACCAAATACTCGGGACGTGGTATTCTCAACGAAGCAAGGCGCTACGGCTTGTACGTTCGCTGGCGCGTGGTGGATTACAGTCGCATCACCGGTTGGTGGTACAGCCTGACGAACACCACCGGGGCGCAATGTCGCTTGCAGAGCTACGACACCCCGTTCATCTACGCAGGGGCGCTGAATACCTCGGCGATCTACGTGCGAAGTCGTGCTCATTTCGCCTGCGATGTCGGTTTCATCTGGCCCGCTACGGTCACCGTCTATCCTGATTGTTGGCTCGATATGCGCTACGGGGCACACGGAGTCTCGACGGTACAAGCAAGGGGGTGTGATTGGGTATGACCGCCGGTAGGCTGATCGTAACGGTGTTGGTTGCCATTGTTCTGATCTTCCTGATCTCACTGCTTTTCTTGGCGGTGGGATCGGGATAGATTCTCCGAGAGCGCGCACCGTTCCTTAGAACATAAGCGACGGAAAATTACTCGGAGATAGGGTGGAGATATTTTCTAATGCGTTATATCCCATCGAGGTGGGCCATTAGAGGTATCTCCACCCGGCGCTTAAACTGCTCTTTTAATTTTTCGAAGTAGATATGGAGGAAAAAATGGCTCGTAAGTTCGACAACCAAGATCTGGAGCTGCCAAACGGAGAGAAAGCTCGGATTGGTACCTGGATGGGTGAAGATGGAGAGCTATGTGTCAAGCTGCGACTACCAGAAGAGTGGTCAATCACTCAGGTTTTCCGCTCTGCTCCTCCTGCAGCCGACAAGCCGGGAAAAACAGTTATTACGCTTGACCGTGGGCTCGATATTGCCTAATGGAGCTGCAATCACATCAGCAACTCGCTTTAACACAGCTGAGCAACGGCAAAATTCTCTGGGGGCTGACCGGCTCAGGTAAGTCTCGAGTAGCAGCGGCTTACTATATCGAGGAAGAGCGCCCGCGTGACGTCTACGTGATCACTACCGCCAAGAAACGGGACAGCCTCGATTGGGACAAGGAGTTCATCCAGTACGGAATCGGTAAAGAGAGGAACGGAACTGTCTCCGGAGTACTGACGGTCGATAGTTGGAACAACATTGCCAAGTACGACCAGATCAGTGATGCTTTCTTCATCTTCGATGAGCAACGTCTAGTAGGGAGTGGCAAATGGGTGAGGTCGTTTCTGAAGATCGCCAAGCAAAACCGCTGGATCTTGTTGTCGGCAACACCAGGGGATACGTGGCTCGACTACATTCCTGTCTTTATAGCCAATGGCTTCTACAAGAACCGGACGGAATTCAAACGCGAACATGTGGTCTACAGTACCTGGACCAAGTTCCCGAAAGTCGTGCGCTATTTGAATACCAGCCGTTTGAACAAGTTGCGCAGTCAGCTGTTGGTGCCGATGACGCACGTCAAGACCACCATTCGCCATCCGAAGACCTACTGGGTGGAGCATAACGAAGAGCTGCTGCGCTCGGTAGTCAAGAACCGCTGGCATATCTACCAGAACCGACCGATCAGAGATGTAGCGGAATTGTTCGCAGTCCTACGGCGAATTGTCAACAGCGACCCTTCGCGAGTTAGGGCGTTGAGAGCCCTGCTAAGTACGCATCCCAAGATAGTGACGTTCTACAATTTCAACTACGAATTAGACGCTCTCAGAGGCTTACAGAACGAGGTAGAGCTAGCTGAGTGGAACGGTCACAAGCACGAGGAAATTCCGAGCGGAGATCGCTGGATTTACCTGGTTCAATACGTGGCCGGATCTGAAGGTTGGAACTGCATCGAGACTGACACCACTCTGTTCTACAGCCTCACTTACTCGTTTAAGAACTGGGAACAGGCGCACGGACGGATCGACCGTCTGAACACCCCTTTTAGCGATCTTTGGTACTATACTTTGCGTTCTCGGAGCATAATTGACCATGCAGTTTGGCAAAGTCTAAAGGCGAAAAAGAACTTCAATGCCGCTAAATATCCCATCGAGAACCTGTAAGAATTAGATATCGTTGCCAAGAAAAACAGAGCCAAAAGTTTCTCTATATTGCGTACTCAATATCTATAATGGCCTATTTACCCATATATTACCCTATATACACACCCTCCTACGCGCGCGAAAAAAATAGATATTAGGTTGCATAATATAAAAAACTTTTGGGACGAAAAATCTTGGCAGACTTTCCTACAAGGAAAGGGAAGACTATAAAAACCACCCACAAGGTCGTAGCTTTCCCGAGTGCTTTTAAAAAAGTCTGGAGAAAGATCATGACCGATGAAGAACATCCAGAATTTGATCGCCTAACCGTCGATGAAGCAATCAGAATGCTTGAATCGCGTATGTACAGTCGACTCGAACTTTCAAAGTATGTCGCTTGGTCGTTAGCTGACGTAACTGCACTACAAGTCGTTCTGACAGAATTGAAGAAATTACGCGAATAGAGGCAGAAATAATATGGATGAATATTGGAAACAGATTGAAAACTTCCCCGACTACAGCGTAAGCAGTTACGGAAGAATTCGGAGGGAAGATTGGAATAAGGTTTTAGCTCTGAATGAAAACCAATACGGCCTAGTTCAAGTTGGGATGATGAGAGATGGAGTCCAATACCACAGATCAGTCCCACTCTTGGTGGCTAAGGCTTTTATTCTTCAGCCTTCTGGTGCTTTTGATACCCCCATCAATCTGGATGGTGATCGGCATAATAATCGTGTTGAGAACCTAGTCTGGCGACCAAGATGGTTTGCAATCAAGTATAATCGGCAGTTCAAACAGCCTTATCCAAATCGTATCTTGGCTCCATTGGAAGATTTGAAAACCGGTGAGGTTAGCGATAATTCCTTGGAATGCGCTAAGCGATACGGTTTGCTCGAGGATGAAGTGGTTTTTTCTGTACTCAATCGTACCTACGTTTGGCCTACATATCAAGAATTTGGTGTTATAGGAGATTAGGAGAGATAACATGCCGGAAACTACAAAACCATATAGAGATCCTGTTCCTGGACGTGGATCGATTGAACTACGTCGAACAGCAGCGGGCGTATACTCATGGGTGATTACAATTTGGACTGATGCAATTGTTACCGATGCACATTTGCTCGGTATGATTGACTCAGTAGAACGGGTAGATCATGAGCTACAAAGTCGGTATCCAGAATCTGGAGTTGCTGCCAAGAAATAGATATTAGTTCGTAGGAAAAACGTATAATATAATGGAAGAGGTAACATATCTCATTTTTATTTTTTGCGAAGGAGATGCTATGTGACCGAAGGAGAATACCAAAATAAGGTGATTAAGCGACTTGAAGCGATATTTCCCGGATGCGTAGTGTTAAAAGGTGCCTCTGAGTACAGGCAAGGTGTTCCTGATTTGATCATTCTTTGGAATCGATTTTGGGCAGCCTTAGAAGTAAAGCTATCTCCAAGGTCATCCAGACAACCTAATCAGGATTACTACATCGAGCAGTTAGATCTGATGTCGTTCGCTGCTTATATTTATCCGGAGAACGAAGAGGAGGTTTTGAATGCGCTTCAACAGGCATTTGAATCTCCAAGGAGAGCACGCGTTCTTAAGTCCTAGTCAATACCATTGGATTCATTATACGCCAGACCGACTGATCGATCGTTGGACTTCAGCTAAAGCTGGAGAATATGGCGTTGCACAGCATGAATATGCTATGCGTGAAATTCAAGCAGGTAGACTTTCGGATCTCGTTGGAACCGTTGGTATGTACATTAACGATGCGATTCGATATAGGATGAATTGCGAACAAGTTCTTTATTATTCCGAAAATTGTTTCGGTACTGCGGACACGATTGCGTTTCGATATAACACTTTGCGAATTCATGATTTGAAGACAGGAGTATATCCTGGCTCGGTTCATCAGCTTGAGGTTTATGCCGCACTATTTTGTCTCGAGTATGATAAAAATCCTTTCGAAATCAAAATTGAGTTGCGCATCTATCAAGATAACGAAGTTATGGTATTTGATGCCGATCCAGAAGATATCATCTTTATTATGGAAAAGATTCAAGAATTCGACAAATTGCTTAGTCATCGAAGACTAGAGGAGGAGTCGTGATCCGTACTCATGAAGAACATCTTGCGCATTACGGCGTTAAGCGACGCTCTGGTCGTTATCCTTGGGGATCTGGTGGTGCTAGTCCGGAGAGTACTCGTAATAGAGATTTCTTAGCTGAGGCAGCTAAACTTCGAAAACAAGGTCTAAGTGACGCGGAGATCGCCCGAGGTTGGGGCATGACAAGAAATGAGTTTACTGCTCAACGATCAATAAAACGAGCTGAGAAGAAACAAGAGCAAATTCTTACAGCTCAGCGTTTGGAAGAAAAAGGTTGGTCGCGCAGTGAAATTGCTGTACGCATGGGTCTTGCTGGCGAATCTTCGGTTCGCGCTCTTCTTAGAGATGGCGAGAAAGACAAAGCAGATTCCATTCAGACTACAGCGAAAATGCTTAAAAGTCATGTCGATAAGAAAGAAATGGTTGATGTTGGTAAAGGTGTTGAAGTTCAACTCGGTATTACCAGAACTAAACTCGACACGGCTATAGAAGTTCTAAAGCAAGAAGGATACGAACTTCATACCAACATCAAGATCCCACAGGTTAATATTCCTGGTCAATACACAGTTATGAAAGTATTGGCAAAACCGGGAATTGAGTGGGCTGACGTTTCTAGAAACCGAGCTAACATCAAGCAAATTGAAAGTTATTCGATTGATCACGGTCGTAGCTTCTTCGGATTTCAACCTCCTCTTTCTGTTAATCCAAGACGACTTCGCGTTAACTATGCTGAAACCGGTGGTAAAGAACTCGATGGTGTTATCTATGTTCGTCCAGGTGTAAAAGATATACATCTCGGATCTGACCGTTACGGTCAGGTTCGAGTTAAAATTGGTGATAATCACTACATCAAGGGAATGGCTGTCTACAAAGATGATCTTCCTGCGGGTGTAGATCTAGTATTTAACACAAGTAAATCAAACACTGGTCGAAAAGTAGATGCGCTGAAAAAATTGGAACCAGACAAAGAACTTCCATTTGGTTCTCTTGTTCGTCAGTATCATGATCCTGCCACTGGCAAAGTAAGTTCAGCATTGAATGTTGTTGGTCTCAAAGAAGGATCTGGTGTAGAAGGTTCTTGGGATACTTGGTCTCGATCTCTTTCATCACAAATGCTATCAAAGCAAGATCCATCTTTGGCTAAGAAGCAGCTTGATGTTACGTATCATAATCGTATTGATGAGTTTAATGAAATTAATTCACTTACAAATCCGACAGTTCGTAAAGATCTTCTTCTAAAATTTGCTGATGAAACTGATGCTGCCGCAGTACATCTTCAAGCTGCTAATCTGCCTAGACAAGCAACCAAAGTTCTTCTTCCGGTTCCGTCGATGAAGGATACAGAAGTCTATGCTCCTGGTATGAGACACGGCGAACGAGTAGCTTTAGTTCGTTATCCTCATGGTGGAAAATTTGAAATTCCAGAACTAACGGTGAATAACAATAATCGTGAAGCAAAGAAGTTGATATCAAGTGGAATTGATGCGATTGGTATTAATCACAACGTGGCGCATCATTTGTCTGGTGCCGACTTCGATGGCGATACGGTACTTGTTATTCCTAATGGGAAGCGACTTGTAAAAAATACCCCCGCCCTGCAGGAATTGAAGAACTTCGACCCGCAGACTTATCGAATAGAAAAAGGTTCTGGGATTCCACCAGTTACGAATCAGATAAAGCAAGCTCAAATGGGTAGAGTTAGTAATCTGATTACTGATATGACTATCAAGGGTGCGAAGAGTGATGAGATTGCTCGAGCAGTTAAACATTCTATGGTAGTCATTGATTCGGAGAAGCATCAGCTTAATTGGAAACAATCCGAAACGGATCATGGTATTCCTGCTTTGAAAGAAAAGTATCAAGGTTCAAAGAGAGCTGGAGCTCAGACAATTATCAGTAGAGCTGGAAGTGACTTTCGAGTTCCCGAAAGAGTACCAAGGCCTGCTAGTCAAGGTGGGCCGATTGATCCTAAAACGGGTAAGAAGGTTTATGTATTAACGAAACGTACTTATCGCGATCCTAAAGGACGCGAAGCTGAAGCTAAAACAATAATGAAGCGCTTGGCTGTAGAAGACGATGCGCATAAGATTGTTTCGCATAATCCCGTACCTATGGAACTTCTTTATGCTGATCATTCTAATAGGCTTAAGGCTTTGGCTAATGAATCTAGAAAGACTGCACTTCCTCTTAAAGGTAGGCCTTATGATCCTTCAGCAAAGGCCGCCTATAAGAATGAAGTGGCCTCTCTCAACGCGAAACTTAATAATGCGAAAAGAAATGCCCCACTTGAAAGACAGGCCCACATCCTAGCAAATGCCCAGGTGTCTGCAAGACGGCGTGCCAATCCAGACATAGAGAAGGCAGAGCTCACAAAGATTAGACAACAGGCATTGAATACCGCACGTGATAGGACGGGCGCTCAGAAAGAGAAGATTAGAATTACCCAAGAAGAATGGAACGCCATCCAGGCAGGTGCTATTAGTAAATCTAAGTTGGAAGAGATTCTTACAAATAGTGATCTTGATACAGTTAGGCACCTTGCTCTACCAAAGCAGGTGCCCAAGATGACCTCCGCTAAGATGCTTCGTGCTCAGTCTATGTTGAACTCTGGTTACACTCAGGCTGATGTAGCAGCAGCACTAGGCGTCTCACTGTCTACACTCAAGGTTAGTCTTAGTGAGTAGGTGACAGATGGCTAACACAGATGAACCAACAGAGTACATGCTAACAACTGTTGACAATCCGTTCAATCCTTTCACAATGTTTGATCAATGGTTAGCTTATGACATCATGATGGGTTACAACTCCGCCTCCTTCTTAGACAGGGTGGCAAACTTCTCAAATGATTTGTCTGAGCCTGACCAGGCAGTAGTAATAGAAAAAGCAATTGATGAAATTTGTAAAGAGAATGTGTGTGGGATGTGGAAGAAGGTTTCGAGAACTTCAGCACAAGAGCTAGCACCTGAGCAGAGTGTATGACAATCGAGATCGAATGATTGGTTTAGTTTGTAGTTCAAAGGATTAGTTTAAGAGAACATTGTAGTTGCTCAGTCTTATGACCACCATCAGGGTGGTGATAAATGTTAAAAATTTGTTACAAATAATTAATAATTAAAAAAAATAAAAAATAAAAATTCGGGGACCAAAATTTTTAGGGGAGGGGGGGTCTAAAAAAAATACACCCCCTTCCTCAT